CGCCGCCAGCGAATGGCAAATCAGAGATCGCCGATTCCGCCCATTGAAGCGGCTTGCTTCCGCTGACTTGCCCGGCCGTAAGAGGCACACCTTCCTTTTGCAGTGTGCCGACCATAGCCGCGCGCCCAGCGGATGATCCCATCGGAGTAATCGCGCTTAAGCCAGCCTGCCCAAGCGCTCCCGCAGCACCACCTATAGCGGCCCCCGTGGCGGCATTCTGGGCTACCTGCGGTACATTGGTATAGTCCGGGCTCGACCCTGCCCCGTAGGCGCCTCCCTGGGCCACCCCAAGGCCTATCGCGCGAGGCACAGTGGTGGCTGCTCCCGGCAATGCCAGTGCGCCTATTGTCTGGCCCGCCAGCCGCGCATTTGGATCGGCCATATCTGCTTGGCGTTGCGCCGCTAGGTTGCCAGCATAATCGCCACGCTGGCCGCCAACCCCTGTTAACGCACCCATTCCGGCCGCGATCCGATCTGCGGTCCCCATGGATAGAATATCAGCACCTCCGCGAACCATAGAATTGAGTCGATTGCCAACCGCTGCCGCAGCTTGCGGGATAGTTGCCTGATTGGTGCTTCCGGCTGCCTTGGCCGCAGCCAGGAACTGAGTTTCTTCATCCGGTGTCATTGGCCTGAGAGGCGGACGGGTGGAAGGCTGTGCGGTTGCGCCAGCTGCTTGGCGCAAATAGTCATATTGGTCGCCGCCTGATGGCGCGGGAGTTGGGGGCGCTTGCATTGCCCCGGCGGCTTCCCTGAGATAATCGAACTGATCGCTCATTGCGCTGGCGCCACTCTGGACGGATCAAGACCAAATCTCTGGAGCGCGCGAGCCGCGATGTCCGGCGTAATCGCCCCCGCTTTAAGGGCGTTGCGCACGTCTTGAACGACTCCGGCAAGCGTCTTGCCTGGAGGAAGAGACGCTCCGTTTGGCAGTTGATTGCCTTGCTGCTGCTGCGGTTGCGACTGATTCTGAGTTTGCGGCGTCTGCGGCCGTTGCGTTACACCTGGCGTTCCCTGGTTTGGTCCTGGCACAGCTGCAATGCTGGGGAATAATGTTCCTCTATTTTGCCCGCGCAGCGTATCTATATTGTTAGATATCTTTTCGAGCGCCGCCTTCGATTCTGGCTGAAATACCTGATATTGCTTCGATAGAGGCCCAAGGCCCACGTCTATCTCCCTTTGAAGACCAAGTCCTCTTGCGGGAATAAGTTCTGCCTCATTCTCGATAACCGAGGCCAGCTCTTTGGGAGACTTTGCTCCCTGGACATTGGCAAGAAACGCCTGCCGCTCCTGCTCGCCGCCAGGCGAGCCGGCATAGAATTTGGTTAGCTCCTGACCGTACCGAACCGCTGAATCCTGAATCTTTCCAACGGCCGCAGCTTGATCGGTGGTAAGACCACGGATGTTGTTAATAGCACGCGCAAGGGTCGTCGATCCCCATCCATCCGAATTATTTAGCGCGATGGCATTGTCGCTCATCGTTGCGAGGTGCCCGATGCCGGTATTAAGAAATTGCATCTGACCGCCGAGTGAATTAGGCGTCGTGACGCTGAGTGAGTTTCGCATTGCCTTGCGCGCATTGAACATCGTGTCGTCGGCTGGCATGCCAATGTCGTTGCCATATTTCTGGGCAAGCAACTTGATTTCCTGAACGAACCCGCCACGGCCAGTTGGCATTGTCTGGCCGCCAACATAATTCTTAACCGCTTGCTGGTAGGTCAACGGAAGCTGGCTAAGAAAATCATCGCCAGTTTTCGTCATGTCGACTGGCTGTCCGCCGACCATCGCGATATTCTGTCCTGTACTGCCTTGCAGCGCTGCTTGGCCTGGTGCACCGGCTTGGGCTGCCTGCGCCTGGTTTGGCGGCGAAACCCATCCACCAACCGGCTGACCTAAGGCGTCAGTGCTCGCATTCGGTACCCACTTAGGCGCGCGAGCATAATCAGGATGGTCTTTGGCGAACTGCCATTCCTGAACAGATGTCGGAAGCTTGGATGCCGTCGCTTTAATGACATTTGTATCGACCCCGCCAAACGGCACAATCTGCGGTTGTCCATTCGTTCCAAGCCCGACAAACGCATGTTGCTTTCCGACCATATTGCCATTGGCATCGTTGACCGGGAATTCCTGAATTTTCGCCGTTCCCTCCTCCAGCTGCTTCTGGTAGTAGGCCATGGCCATTTGATTTTGAAGCTGCGCCGCCGCTTTCTGCTTCTCCATAATGTCCTGCAACTTCCAATGCTGGTACGGATTTGCCGCCATTGATTGGAGTTGCTGATCTGAATAATGGGGCACTACCGGCCCGGCCGGAGGCGGCGGCAGCGCGTTGACGCCCGGTGATGCCTGACCACCGGCGTTTTGGACGTATGGAGCAGCGGCACCAGGAACTGCATTCTGCGGCGCGGGCCCGGTTTGGATTGGCGCTTGAGCAGGGACAGCGCCAGCGGGCGCCTGGGCTACTTGCTGCGCAGGAGCCGCTGCCCCCATATTTACCGGCGGCGCGCCCTTGGCATAGGCGGCCAGCCATTCCTGCTTGCTAGGGAATCCCTCGGCGTCTGTCGCCTTGTCGATCGTAAGAGGCCCAGCCTCCTCGTACCCAGGAACTGTGATTGCTCCGCCCGGCGCGGCAGGGGCAGTTGGCGCGGCGCTCTGGCCTACTTGTCCTGGCGGCTTAAGCGGCGTCCCGGCCCATGCCGATGGCTGTAGGGTTCCAGGCGCATTAGGAACTCTCCCGGCGTTCGAGCTTCCTGGGCCACCAGACATAGCTAGTTGCTGTTGCGCGCCTCCGGCGACATTAGGGTTGTATTCAAAATGCATGGTATCTTTTTTAGACCCATGCATATCGCCTCCCCACACGAGGCTGTTCTTCGCGGCGAGATCCCGAATATTAGCCGGAAGGTCCGTCTGGAGTTGCCCATGTGTGACCGGGTTCTGACCTGGATTGATGTCGATCGCATTCCCATAGGCATGTTCGGAAAGAGTATTCGTTCCAGCGATATCCCTTGGCGCATAGCTGTAAAGAGTTTTGACGTCGTATCCGGACTTCTGTAGATCTGAGAGGAAGTTCTGGAAATGTGGCGCCGCCTGCGCGTTAGCGGTAATGTTGTGACCCACGGCAGTCGGCACGGTCACCAAGTTCTCACCTGGCCCAAAGTCCGCATTATTCTTGGCCCAATTAAAAAAGGATGGCTGTGCCTGCTTTTGGCCTGTCGCTGCCTGGGGCACCCCAAACGGAGACGGCACGTCGGCGAACTGCGAATTTATCTTAGAGACGAATTGCGATGACGGCGCGCTCGGATCGCCTCGCACGATTTGCGCCTGACCTGCGACGGCTGGGCCGAGGCCAAGTTGAGCCGGGGTCTTGTCCGGATTGGTCAGGAGCGATATTGCTCCACCTGCCCCCTGCTGATGAGCGAGATATAACTCGCCTGCCGTTGGGGGCCTTCCAAGCGCGGATGCGAGTTGAGCATTATTCGACTGCGTCAGCCGTTGCATCGCCGAAAAATTGTCAACCGGATTGTTAATATCACCTTGGCCGTACTGCTTCCATGTACTCGGCTGGAACTGGAATGTATTGGACTCGCCGTTTGGCGTCTCAATGCTTTGAGCGCGCGCGTAATAACTCGCCGGCCCGACTGTCGACTGATCCGGCGGCGGTAATCCGTGTGGAACAGCAGCCTGCGCCACTTGCGGCGCGACTGCCGGGTTAGGTTGCGGCTGTTGCTGATTCTGGCCGAACAGCCGCCCTAGCATTCCCTGCGCTTGTTGCTGGTTGGGATTTGCTGGGTCTTTCGCAAAACTCAGGATATTCGACAGAAACCCGTTCTGTTGCGAGGTATCGACCTGCGGAGTGCTAAGTTGCGCGGCATTATCCGGCATCGGCAAGGGCGAGTTTTGCAGGCGCAGATCCTTGAGATTCTGCGCGAACTGATTCCAGCCGGATAGATCGATACCCATCACGCCGCCTTGCGCATTTCAGCCAGCCAATTTCCGCTAATAACCTTCTTGCCGCCGATCGTCCCGACCAGATCAGGACGCCGCTTTTCAATGTCCTGCGCCATCGGGCCGACTGTCTTCGGGTAGGACTTCGGGTCGCCCTTGTACCGGTAGGCGTAGATATCGAGCCCAGTCTCAGGCTCCTTGCCAAGCTTCCTGATGTCCGTCTTCATGCGGCGGTCCGAGAACAGGCCTGATATTCCACTCAGAAGGCTGCCACCCAATCCGAGCAAGTTCGAACCGCCCTGCATATTTGCATTCGCGGAGGCGATGCCGCCTTGCAGGATTTGATTGCCGGCGGCTAGCCCGGCCGCAAGATTGGCATTGCCAGCCTCGCCCGCCGTAAGCGTTTCGATGTTGGATAGCGCGCCCTGCCGTGCCGTCTGGCCGGTAGCTGCGGCGAGACCCTGATTGTTGAGCCCGCTTAAGCCCTGCAGCCAGTTGCCATATTGCTGATTAGCCATGCCCTGGCCGTAGTCATTCAGAGCCATCGCGGCATTGCCAGAGCCAAACATGCCGGAGCCAGCAGCAGAGCGATCAAGCGCCTGGATGCCCTGCTGAGTCGCAAACTGGTAGCCTGGGCTCGCCTGAAATGCCGCCGTGGCTTGCTGGTTACCCTGAGGCCCATTGAGCCCCAGGGCATTTCCATACATCGCATTGGCGTTTGCGCCCGTCGTAGAATACGTGTTGTAATAGTCATTTCCGTAGGCTGGCTCGATATAATGCTGCAATGCATTATGCTGGCCGGTCCAGTAGTCATTGCTGGCAATCCCGGCGCCGGTCCAGTCGGCATTGACCGCATTATTTACAGACTGATCAATCTGACCGCCACCACCGCCCAGCGCACCGCCAAGGAATGCCATGACTAATCTCCCTCTTCCTCGTCGTGATGATGCCAATGGCGGCCGCGATATCCGCCTCGCATCCACCGGTCGTGATCCCATCCGCGCCTATCGATGCGATCATGGTCCCAATGACGGTCCCTATGCTCGCCGCGCGGCATGACACCACGCATTACACCGCCGATGATTTCTTCCGCCGGATTGCGCTCCCACCAGCATTGACCCCATTCATTGCATCTTTGCTCCGCAGCAGCCGGAGCGCTGGCCGCAATTATAAGAGCCGCCGGACTAACCGACGCTAGAGTTACCGCTAATAGCAACTGTTTCATATTCTCGTTTCCCTTGTTATCCTATTCGCCATACCAGGCTATCGCTAAAGACAGGGACGAAATTACCGCCACCGCCTACTACTACCTGACCTATTCCTGTAGTGGTATCCACTGTCGAGTCTGTCGCCATACCCCGCGTATTTGTATTTGCCGTAGCGGCAGGTAACTGCGCCACCGTGCACGGTGCCAAGATGGCCTTCGAGAACGCCGCCGATAACGCCGTCACGGTAGCCGTGAGCGCCGTAACCGCCGTGTTCAGCGTCACCGCCGCGGTAATGACAGAATTTACGCTTATCAGAAGTTTCGTCCAGAATTCCCGCCATACCGGCACCATCGTGTTACCAACAAATTCATTCGACTGCGGCTCCGGCAGAGGCGGGACTAGGGGATTAATCACTGTCATGCGGTCATCGCCGCGATTGGTGTTTGAGACTGCATCCTGGCGCCCACGCCCATTGTGGCGCTTAGCAATCCGACGTAGACCGGATCAGACACCTTCAGTTTCCATACCCTGCCATAGCGGCTTGTTTGGCCGGTCTGCAA